CCTGCCGCTTCGAGCCCATCTTTTCACTAAATTTTGCGAAAAATTTATAGATTTCATTCATCTGAGCAGGGGCAAAATTTAGCCTCGCGCGGTCTAAGGAAGAAACGCATTTTGCATAAACACGAAAAAGCCCCCAAATTGATGAATTTGAGGGCTTTTGAAATTTCATCTCATAAATGAAGAAAAGCCGGGGATCAACCCCGGCTTTTGTCCTCGTCCTTTTCACGATACATGATGCAGCCGAATACTCCGCTTACAAAGATGTATCGTGGTTCGGATTTCGGAGTGTTTGGTGGAGCATAGGCGGTAAAATCCGAACCGGGGGAGGGGGCGGAGGCGGAGACGGATGGGGAGGAGATGAGGTCGATGTAGCTGACCTGCTTGCCGCCGCGGATGTTGTAGAAGAGGATGATGCGGTCGTCGTAGAGATAGACGGAGTTGATGAACACGTCGATGATGCGCTTGCGGAAGGAGAGGTCGGTGGGGTCGCCGGAGGTGAACTGCTTGAGCCATGCGCGAACCTCCGCTTCGGTGAGGCGGATTTGGGCGGCGATGCGCAGGCGCACAAGGTCGGCCTCCATGTCGGCCTTCTGGGCCTCGATGGCCTCCATGCGGGCGTAAATTTTTTTATGGGCGGACTTGGGGGAATCAATGATGGCGTCCACCAGCTTCTCAGATTCGCGGTCGAGCTGGGCGACGGCCTTTTCCAGTTCGGCGACGCGGGAGAGGGAAAATTCCTTCTCATACTCGGCGACGACGGCCTTTGCCACACGGGCGGCCCGGGCGGGCGTGAGGATATATTCGAGGGTCTGTTCCACCACATACCACTCGATAAAATCCTTGCGCTCGTTTTTTTTATTGCAGGCGTGGGCGGTTTTGCGGGCGCGGCAGGAGTAGTAATAGTAGGTGTCGCCGTTGCGGGAGCGGCCCGATTCTCCGGCCATGGGCGATCCGCAGTGGCCGCAGAAGATTTTGCCGGTGAGCTGATAATCCACCTTCGCCTTGTTCGCGCCGGGGGTGCGGGCGTTGAGCTTCAGCCGCTCCTGGACGCGGGAGAAGGTGTCCTCGTCCACAATGGCCTCCGCAAGCCCTTCCACCACCTGCCCGCCGTAAGTCCGCCTGCCGACATAGACGGGATTTTTCAGCATGGCGGAGAAGGAGGTGCGGGAGAAGGGTTTGCCGGAGGAGGAGAGAAAGCCCCGGCTGTTCAGATCGTCGATGATGTCCTTTTTCGGGGTGCCGTCGGCGTAGCGGATGAAGATTTCGCGGACGACGGGGGCGAGCTTTTCATCCGCCACCAGCTTTTTCTCCCGGACGCGGTAGCCAAAGGGAACCGGCCCGCCGCAGAAGGTGCCCGCGATGACGGAATCCCGCAGGCCGCGCCGGATGTTCTGGGAGAGGTTGGCGGAGTAGTATTCCGCCATGGATTCCAGCAGGCCCTCCAGAATGATGCCCTCGGGGGAATCGGTGATGTTCTCCTTGACGGACACTACGCGGACACCGTACTTTTTCAGCTTCGCCTTATAGATGGCGCTGTCGTACCGGTTGCGGGCAAACCTGTCCAGCTTCCAGACGATGACCATCTCAAACTGCTTCTTCGCCGCGTCCTCGATCATGCGCTGAAAATCCGGACGGGCGTCCTTCGTGCCGGTGAGGGCGCGGTCGATGTACTCCGCCACGACGGTAATTCCCTGCTGCTTCGCCCAGGCGTAATTGTCCCGGAGCTGGCCCTCGATGGACTGCTCCGTCTGGGAGTGGGAGGAATAGCGGGCGTATATGACGGCGTTCATGCTTTTTCCTCCGTGAGGGCGGCATAGCGGGCCTTCAGCCGGTCGTATTCCGCGTCCGCCATGACGGGCGCGTGGAAGAGATGGTAATAGCCATACGCGGACGCGAGCTGCCCGGCGATCTTCTCCGCCTCAAAGCGCCGGAGGTCGGCGGCGGGATCATAGGCCCCCACGGCAAGCCCCAGGGCGATGATGTGCTTGCAGGGGTGCTTCCCCTTGAGCCGCAGGGTGAACTGCTGGCAGTCGCAGTGGGTGAGGGTGCAGTGGTACTCCCCGTGCTTCCCGTCAAAGTACGCCACCGCCGCGCTGTCCGCTATCTGATCCGGCTTTGTCTTCAGCGCGTTGTTGTAATCAGCCTCCAATACTTCCTTCCATATCCAGGACATAGCTGTACCCCCTTGCTAAAACTTGACGTTCAGAATATTTCCGTTTCTCGTATAGGCCCCTCTTGCATTTGGGAATTTGTAGCCACGCTGCGGGCCACATTCATGAGCGTGGCTTTCCCTTCCTTGTTGACAGAGCGGTAAATGGAAAGGAGTTCGGTTTCGTCCGGGGAGAGACTGTCGGATCGAACAGGCGGTTCCTCCGTGTAGAAATCGGACATGCTGGCGACATTGTATATCTCGCACAGTCTGAAAAGCATATCCGCGTCCGGCTGACCGCGCCCGTGTTCCCACCCGGACACGGTTTTTTCGCTCTTCCCGATCTGAGCGCCGACCTCTTTTGCTGTCATTCCGGCTTTTAGTCGAAATTCGCGCAGCTTCTCTGAGAGCAGCCGCCTTATTTCCTGTTCCTTCATTTTAATCACCTCAATCTGAGTATAAATGGCAAAGTCACGAAAATCAAGAGAATAATCTTAAATAACAAGAAAAAATTCAAAATAATAGTTGACACTCTTAAAAAATAAGTGTATTATAAGGGCGGCTCTTAGAAAATAAGAAAGCAGGAGGTGAGAAGGATTGTTTGAGATGAACGACTGCATTGATGTAGTTGAGAAAAAGAGGATTGACTTTGGCATGACGGTCAAAGCACTTTCTGAAAAAAGCGGGATTCAGGAAAACGCACTATACAACGTGCTTGGGAAAAAAAGAAAGATGACAGCATCGGAATTGCTTTCCCTCTCCGCAGTCCTGCATCTGACTTTCAGCGACTTCACACAGAGAGAGGGGGCGCAGACATAATGGAAAGATACATTCAAGTGGGCGTGACAGCCCTCCGCGATCCGGCAGACGGCTCCTTCCTCCCCGCAACCCCCCTCTACATCCTGGCCGACGACGCCGCCGAGGCGGCGGAGGAAGACCTGATAGAGGACATCGGGCGGCTGCTGGCGATGCGGATCAAGCAATACAAAGATGGCCTCCGGGCGGCGGAGGCGGGAGCGTAAGACGATGGAGCAGAAAGACTACCTTGCCTTCCTGAAAAGCAAAATGGTCATCGCCCCGGAGAGCGGCTTCGAGATCGGGCCGGAGGAAATCAACCCCGCGCTGAAGCCCCACCAGCGGGACGCGGTGACGTGGGCCGTGAGGGGGGGCAAGCGGGCGCTGTTTGAAAGCTTCGGCCTGGGAAAGACGGTGCAGGAGCTTGAATGGTGCAGGATCATCACGGAGCGGGAGGGCGGAAAGGCGCTGATTGTGCTGCCCCTGGGGGTGAAGCAGGAGTTCGCCCGGGACGCGGTGCGGGTGCTGGGATGGCAAAGGCCCCCGCGCTACGTCCGCACGATGGCGGAAGCGCAGGCGGCGGAAGAAAGCATCCTGATGACCAACTACGAGCGGGTGCGGGACGGGGACATCGACCCGGAATACTTCACGGCGGCGAGCCTGGACGAGGCTTCCGTGCTGCGGAGCTTCGGGAGCAAAACCTATCAAACGTTCCTGCCGAAATTCCACAATGTGCGCTACAAGCTGGTGAGCACGGCCACGCCTTCCCCGAACAGATACAAGGAGCTGATTCACTACGCCGGATACCTGGACGTGATGGACACGGGGCAGGCGCTCACCCGGTTCTTCCAGCGGGACAGCACAAAGGCCAACAACCTGACGCTGTATCCCCACAAGGAAGAGGAGTTCTGGCTGTGGGTGACCACCTGGGCGCTGTGCATCCAGTACCCCTCCGACCTGGGATATGACGACACAGGCTACCGCCTGCCGGAGATGGAAGTGCGGTATCACAAGCTAAACGTGAAGCTGGACGACCTGGAGACGGACAAAGACGGGCAGATCAAGATGATGCGGGACGCGGCCCTGGGCCTGCAGGAGGCGGCGCGGGAAAAGCGGGAGAGCATCGAGGCCCGGGTGGCAAAGGCCAAGGAAATTGTGGACAGCGACCCGGAGGCGCACTTCATCCTCTGGCACGACCTGGAGGCGGAGCGGCACGCCATTAAAAAGGCCATCCCCGAAGCGGTGGAGGTCTATGGCAGTCAGGACATCGAGAAGCGGGAGGCCAACGTGGTCGGCTTCTCCGACGGGGAAATCCGCATCCTGGCCACCAAGAAGGAGATCAGCGGCAGCGGGTGCAACTTCCAGCGCCACTGCCACAGGGCAATCTTTGTCGGGATCGACTACGAGTTCAACGACTTCATACAAGCCATCCACCGGATATACCGCTTCCTCCAGACGGAAAAAGTCATCATTGACATTATCTACATGGAGAGCGAGGGGGAAATCCTGCGGGCGCTGAGGGAAAAGTGGGAGAACCACAACCGGATGCAGCAGAAGATGGCCCATCTCATGCGGCGTTACGGCCTGAGCAACAGCGTCATCATCAAGAAAATGGAGAGGAGCATCGGTGTGGAGAGAATGGAAGTCAACGGGGCGCATTTCCATGCGGTGCTGAATGATACCATCGAGGAAACGGCCCGGATGCGGGAGAACAGCGTGGATCTGATCGTCACCAGCATCCCCTTCTCCAACCACTACGAATACACCCCGAGCTACAACGATCTGGGGCACAACGAGAACACGGAGAAGTTCTTCGAGCAGATGGACTTCCTGGCCCCCTCCCTGCTGAAGGTGCTGAAACCCGGGCGAATCTTCGCCTGCCATGTGAAGGACAGGGTGCTGTTCGGAAACGCCACGGGAACGGGAATGCCCACCATCGAGCCTTTCCACGCCATGACCATTGAACACTACATGAAGCACGGCTTCCAGTATATCGGCATGATTACCGTGGTGACGGACGTGGTGCGGGAGAACAACCAGACCTACCGCCTGGGATGGACGGAACAGTGCAAGGACGGGAGCAAGATGGGCGTGGGCTGCCCGGAATACATTCTCCTGTTCCGCAAGCTGCCGAGCTCCACACTGAAAGCCTACGCGGACACGCCGGTGGAAAAGAGCAAAGAGGAATACACCCGGGCACAGTGGCAGCTCGACGCCCACGCCTTCTGGCGGAGCAGCGGGGAGCGCCTGCTGACCAAGGAAGAATTGAAGAGCGTGCCCACGGACAAGATGCAGAAAATCTACCGGGAGTACAGCCGGGGGACGGTGTACGACTACAAAGAGCACGTCGCCCTGGCGGAGCAGCTGGACAGGGAAGACCGCCTGCCCGCGACCTTCATGGTGCTGGCCCCCGGGAGCTGGACGGACGAGGTATGGGACGACATTGTGCGGATGCGCACGCTGAACATGGATCAGCGGCTCCGGGGGAAGCAGATGCACGTCTGCCCGCTGCAACTGGACATTGTGGAGCGGCTGATTAACCGCTACTCCAACAAGGGGGAAACCGTGTTTGACCCCTTCGGCGGGATCATGACGGTGCCCTATATGGCGGTGAAGATGGGCAGGGACGGCGTGGCAAACGAGCTGAACCCGGACTACTTCCGGGACGGCGTGGGCTACCTGAGAGAGGCGGACGCGGAGCGGGACGTGCCGACCCTGCTGGACTTGCTGGACGAACAGCGGGCAATGTGAGGAAAACATGGCGCTGAGATGGACAGAAGAAGACCTGCAAAACTACCTGAGAAGAAGGGAGGCGGCAAAGCATGACCCATCCACCACGGGCGGCCCCGTTCCCATAGGCGGCCCCGAAGGGGGCGCGAAGGTTTCCAAAGGGCGACCGCAAAGCCCTTTGGCCGCGCCCGCAGGCGCGGGTGAAACCTCTCTGTCACCTGCGGGTGACATCTCCCCTTTCAGGGGAGAGGGGAACCGCCCAGAAGGGGCGGGCGGAAAGCCCCCGGCGAAAAGCAAATATGGAAACCGCCGCACAGAATACGACGGGAAGAAATTCGACAGCCAGCACGAGGCGCAGGTATACGCGGAGCTGCTTCTGCTGGTGCGGGCGGGGAAGCTGAAATGCGTCCTCCGCCAGGTATCCTTCGACCTGCCCGGCGGCATCCGCTATGTGGCAGACTTCGTAACCATCGACCCGGAAAACAGGGCAGAGGTGATCGACGCCAAGAGCGAAATCACCAGAAAAAACCGGGTGTACATCAACAAGAAAAAACAGATGCTTGCCTGCTTAGGGCTTGAGATTCGGGAGGTATAGCATGGTGGTAAACAGCGACCTGTTCATGGACTGCCTGAAGACCGTGAGGGATCAGCACAAACAGGCGATTCTCCGCATGGCCCACGATCGGGACGCGGGCGATGCGGAGAAAACCTGGGCGGAGCTGGAAGACCTGATGATAAAGATATTGGCGGAAAGCGCGGAAGAAAGCTGATGAGCAAGGAGGGGGTACAGAATGGACATCACCATGATGGCAGAGGGCAAGCCGGTGACGGTGAAAGCCTTCGACAAGAACGAGGTGGACGGGGCCATGCGGACATACACGGAGGCCACAAGGGCATGGGCGGCCCTGGACAGGGCCATCACCATGTTTGAAGCGCAGCTCCGCCTCTACTCGCAGAACCAGAGCACCGTCACGCCCCGGGAGGGCTGGGAAAAGCCCTTCCACGACACCCGGGGCGACCTGGAGGCCCTGCGGGGCATGGCGCGGGAGGAGCGGAAGCGGGCGGAGGAGGCCAAGGATGTGATCGTGGCCGCACACCGGGCCCTGCCGCCGCTGTGAACAGAAAAAGGCCGGAGCGGAAGGGCAATCCGCTCCAGCCAAGGGCCAACAAGCACGGGGCTTGTCGGGGGGTACAATGGGATTATACCACAATCCCCAATGAACCGCAAGCCCCGGGAAACCGGGGGAAAACATGGAAACAACAGCAGCAGGATTGCATGTTGCCGGAAACACGCTGCCGGAGGGGGAAAGGAGCATCCTGGACGCCCTGGCGCGGGAGATCAACCGGCACAAGGACAACGTGGTACACAGCGTCTTGCAGATCGGGCGCTGCTTCCAGGAGGCGCGGGAAATCTGCCCCCGGGGAGAATGGGGCCGGTGGACAGTGGAGAAGACCGGGTTCGACACCCGGACGGTGAACCAGTACATCCAGGTCTACGAGCGCTTCAGCGGGGCCGACCTGCCCAACGTGGGCATCGGCCATCTGGTGAAGCTGCTGGCCCTGCCCGAGGGCACGGAAAAAACCTTCCTGGAACAGCACGACATCGGCAAGATGAGCGTGCGGGAACTGGCCCGCACGGTGCGGGAGGAAAACCCGCCGCAGGGCGGTGAAACCTCTCTGTCACCTGCGGGTGACATCTCCCCTTTCAGGGGAGAGGGGAGCCGCCCCGAAGGGGCAAGGGACAGCCCCGAAGGGGGCGCGGGGGGCGTCGAGCGCCCGGAAAACAGTCCAGTGGACTGTTTTCAGCGAGACGCAAGCGGCAGCGACATGACCGGAAAGCCCCCGGAGGAACCCCCGCCGGAGTGGAAAGCAGAACGCGCCCGCGACCGGGAAACCATCGAAACCCTCAAGGGTCAGGTGGCGGACTGGTACACCAAATCACAGGAACAGGACGCGGAAATCCGCCGCCTGAAAAAGCAGGCGGAGGAGAACGAAACCTTCCTGAAGCTGCTGGATCAGCAGAACCAGCAGCAGACCGACATGGCGCTGGAGGAGATGTCCCGCCGGGCGCGGGACGCGCCGGTGGAGGAAACCTTCACCCCGGCGACCCTCTCCCGGGCGGTGAACCGCCTGATGGGCGAATGCGCCCGCCTGCCCATGATGCGCTCTGAGTTCCTGCAAATGGGCTGGGAGGCCCGGCAGGCATACGGGCAGGAGCTGGACGTGCTGGAAGAATGGCTGCAAAGCGCCCGGAACGCCGTGGGCCTGGTGAAGGCGGAAGGGGGCGTGCTGGCGTGACGGAGAGCGAGATCATCCCCCGGGAAGGGGTGACGGGCGAGGTCAGCGCGGTGGTGCGGGAAATGATGCTGCCGGTGCTGACGGGCATGGCGGAGATGATCCGCCACACAAACGAGGCGTTGCAGGCCATCGCCCTCCAGCAGGAGGCGCAGACAAGGCGCATGGACGAGCTGGAGAAGCAGATGAGCTGGAGCATCACGGTAACGGACAAGCAAGCCTGGTACATCAACCGGGCGATCCGGGAGACCGGAAAGGGCATCTCCCAGCAGATGGGCATGGGAGAGAAGGGCGCAAAGGCCATACAGGGGGAAATCCGCAAGGCCCTGTGCCTGCGCTACGGCGTGGGCAAGGCGGCGGAGATACCCCGGATAGAATACCAGACCGCTATGCGGCTGATCGAAGAATGGAGCCGGGGGAACAAAACCCGGCTGATGGAAATCTGGAAGAAAAATCAAGGGGGTACAGACAATGAATAAGCTGCTTGTGAAGGTGACATTGCTTGAGGAAATGCTGGGCACGGCGTCCAGCAACCCGGAAATCCATGATGAATTTATAGCCTCAAAAGCGCCGGACGCGGCCACCCGTGAGATGGAGGTGGAGGCCCTGGGCGCGGAGGAGGTGGCCCAGAAGGGCACCACCATCTTTGCCAAGGACACCGACGGCACCCCGGTCCTGTGGGACTACCAGATCAAAGGCTTCTTCAAGGACGCCTGCGGCAGCCTCCGCAGGATCAAGACCAGCAAGAGCGCGGCCATGAAGAACTACAAGAAGGTCATCGACGGGAACATCTTCGTGAAGGGCGTCAAGGCAGGGAACAGAAAGATGATCCGGGTGGAGAACGCGGGAGAGCTGACCACCTGCCAGCGGCCCCTGCGGGCGCAGACCGCCCAGGGCGAGCGCGTGGCCCTGGCGTCCTCCGAATCCGCGCAGGCCGGGGCGACGCTGGAATTTATCGTCAAATGCCAGAATGACAGCGACCTGAAGACGGTAAAGGAGTGGCTTGCCTACGGCGTGTACCGGGGCCTGGGCCAGTGGCGCAACTCCGGCAAGGGCCGCTTCCGCGCCGAGGTGGCGGAGTGGGAGGAAACCTCCGGGGGCGAGGGCAAGTGGGGCGAGCTGAAGCACCTGGACAAGGTGCTTTCCAGAAAAGACCTGGAAGAAGCCTGCATCGACCCCGAGGACATGCTGGAAGCGTGGGAGCTGGAGGTGTAAGGCGCGGCAGAAACCCCGTTCTGCGGGATGCGCCGAAGGGGTGCAGGGGGCGTCTCGCTGAAAACAGTCCAGTGGACTGTTTTCAGCGAGACGCAAGCGGCAGCGGCATGACCGGAAAGCCCCCTGCAAATCCCCTGCAAGGGCATAGCGCGGCGTTGAGAAGCGACGCGGAGCGGAGGCTGTGCATACCCCGGTCATGAGCGGCCAGGCAAAGGCATTGCCAGACACGGCACAGAAAAGGAGGAGCACGGGCAAGCGGCGCTATGGCTTTGCCACACAGAGCTTTCCTGCGAGTAGCTTCGGCGTGGCATGAAGCTGAGTAGCTGCGGCGCAGAACAGATGCGCAACGCCCCGACAAGCCGGGGCAAGGCGCCGAGGGGCGAGACAGTGCGGCGGCATGGCGAAACACTGCTTGGAGAAGCAGCGGCAAAGCACCGATTGCACACTCAGCTCAGAGAGGGCAGAGAAAGCACCACGCGGCGGCAGTGACAGTCAGCGCGGCCCCGGGAAGCAGAGGAACAGAGTCGCAGCGCTGCGCAACGGCTCCGAACAGGGCTGCGTGGCGAAGCAGAGAAAGGGCACAGAGGAGCAGTGTATCGGCTTGCCACAGCGAAAAACAGCAGAGGCATTGCACAGCTTCGCATTGGCGCGGGAAAGCCGGGCCCAGCGAGGGCAAAGCCGGGATCGACGTGCGACGCCTTGGAGGAGAAATGCAAAGTGGAGCACGGCAGAGGATCAGCAGAGATCTGTGACGCCCGGGCATTGCACCGAATGGAACCGATGCGCTAAGGATGGGCTTAGTGCTGCGACGGATTAGCTATGCCGGGCAGGGAGCGGCGGCGGCGGGGCGCTGAACGGCAGGGATCAGCAGCGGCAAGGCCGGGACTTGCCAAGAGCGGCAATGGAATGGCAGCGCAAAGAACGGCACTGAGCGGCAGAGGCAAGGCGAAGCAGGGCGGGGATTGGCAATGGAACAGCAAGGCCAAACTCAGCCAGGAACAGCAACGGCAAAGCTTAGACGGGCACGGAATGGCGTCGGCATGGCAAAGATAGGCTTGGCAGTGGCAAGGTCAGGCACCGCCGGGAACGGCATCGGCAGTGAGCAGCCAAACAGAGCAGCGGCCCGAAGAAACCTCTCTGTCACCTGCGGGTGACATCTCCCCTTTCAGGGGAGAGGGGAACCGCCCCGAAGGGGCGGCCCGAAGGGGTGCCGGGGGCGTCGAGCGCCCGGAAAACAGTCCAGTGGACTGTTTTCAGCGAGATGCAAGCGGCAGCGACATGACCGGAAAGCCCCCGGCGAACGGCAAAGGAAACGCGGGGCAACGTATCGCCGTGGCAAAGAAGGGCAATCCATAGGGCGGCGGCACTGGACGGCAGGGACGGGCTCTGCTCAGGCAGAGAGAGGCGAGGCTGTACATCGCCATGGAGAAGCAACGCGCCCCATCGAACGGCACAGCGTGGGCAAAGAAGTGCCGAGCAACGCTGCGGAGTGGCTGTGCGGAGCGAGGGCATGGAAAAGCAACGCCTGAAGCGGCAGTGACACGGAGGAGCAGGGCAACGAGCGCTTGGGCATTGTACAGCACTGCAAGGGGTGCTTGGGCAAAGTGCAGCCTTGCAAAGAGGGCTGTGCTACGGCATCGAGAGGCAACGCCGCGCGGGTCAGGGCGAAGGCAAAGCGGGCCGGAGCACCGAGAGCCGGACGAAGCGGAGGAACAGCGTCGCCCCGCGTCGCAACGGCATAGAGAGGCGATGAGCGCACGGGCACAGCCATTCGACGCCCGGCCCGGCGAAGCCGTGACAGCGACGGAGAACGAAAGGAGGGGTACAATGAGCCCCATCAGCCACACAGAAGAGTTCAAAAAACGGGTTGTGTATGACGTAGTTGTGAAAAAACACAGTCTGAACCGGGCCGCAATGGACAACGGCGTCAGCCCGCAGGCGCTCTCCGGGTACGTCAAAAAGTACGGCCAGGAGGTGCTGGACGAGTACAACCGCAAAAACGGCATCGGCCAAATCGTCAGCGACACCCGGGAGCGGATGGCGCAGAAGCCGCCCCAGGGAGCGCCCACCAAGGAGAACGCCGAAGGGGGCGCAGGGGGCGTCGAGCGCCCGGAAAACAGTCCAGTGGACTGTTTTCAGCGAGACGCAAGCGGCAGCGACATGACCGGAAAGCCCCCTGCGGAAACCTCTCTGTCACCTGCGGGTGACATCTCCCCTTTCAGGGGAGAGGGGAGCCGCCCCGAAGGGGCGGGCGAAGGGGCGACGGGGACGACCGGAAAGGCAGCCCGGAAGAAACCGGCAGCGGATGAAAAGCCAAACCGCCCCAGGGCACAGAGACCGGGGATCATGGTGACGCAGCTTGCCGATCAGACAGCAAAATACACCCTGCTGAACCCGGATGCGGTCAGCGTGGAACTGCACGAACAGAAAAACACCTTCACGCCGGAGGAACTGCTCACATGGGCGGAAGGTATGGCAATCGCGGCAAAGCGTTTCGGCGCGAAATCATGGGAGGACGAGTAAATGGCATTTGAAGAAGCTCTGGTACAGGCGGTGGAAGGATTCCACAGCGCAAAGGGCGACAGGCACATTGAACTGGTCGCCTGGTACACCGATAAAGGCGGTAATCACCCGCTTCTGCTGACCAGATATGTCAACGCAGGCAACGTGAGCATGTCTTCCCTGCTGGAATGCAAGGAAAGAAAAGATGACGATTGGGACATCTTCGAGATGTTCAGCGCATTGTGGGCCGATGAGGCGAGAATGATCCACTATCATCAGACGCACAATATGGTTTAAGGCTGGCCCGGGTTAAGGCGGTCAGGGAGCCGCCACCCGGGAGAGGAGAATAAACGATGCTGATTAACGAATGCACCGCCATTTATGATCTGGAATGGCTGGTGAAAACCATGAAAGACCACGGCGGGGAGTATCAGCTCCTCAGCCTGGTGGAGCTGACGAATATTCTGAATGCGGTGGAGGATATTCAGAGGCCGGTAAAGCCATTCCGCGTACACTCGGGCGGCGGCACGACCTGGTGGAACGTGTGCGGAAACTGTTCGACGGCGATTAACCCCAATGCAAAGTTCTGTCACCAATGCGGGAAGGGGGTGCTTTGGGATGGACGAGAACAACGAGGTGAAATATAGCAAGTTTTCGATCATGAAATACCAAGAATTGCCGCTCAAAGTGCTGTATGACGATTTGCGCAGGTACGGTGTGTATATTCTGACTGTGCCTTTCCGGCTGAACGAAGACCAAATGAAGCTCATCCTTCAGATGACGGCCCAGATGCATGAGGACTTTTCACCCACAAGGGACAGTTTGACGCTGGTGGTTCCCGAAGGACGGACAAGAAGGTGAGCGGCAGTGCCAATGGAGCGTGGGCGCTATCCTGCGGATTGGGAGCAAATCGCAACGGCGAAAAAGGAGGCCACAGGCTGGCGGTGTGAACGGTGCGGGGCTCAATGCAGAAAGCCCGGAGAACCGTTCGACACGCACAGGCGGACGCTGACGGTGGCCCACCTGAACCACACGCCGGAGGATGTGAGGCCGGAGAACCTGATGGCCATGTGTGCGCCGTGCCATCTGCGGTATGACGCACAGCACCATGCGGAGACGAGACGGAAAAGGCGGGAGGTGAACGGGGGTGACTGACAGGGAGAAGGTTATCCGGGGGCTGGAAGAAGTGTCTGAGTTTATGCGATGCAAAGCGGACATAGCAGCCATCGGAAAAGGGCAGGAGCTTTTCAATAGTTGGTACAGAGTGACAGAGGACGCTATTGCCCTGCTCCGGGAGCAGGAGCCTGAAAAACTGAGACTGTATACTGCCGAAGAAATGCAGCATTTGCCGGACAGGACGACCGTATGTGTCGAGCGATTGATTTCCAGAGAAGATGATGAGCGCGGATACATTACTGGCTGCGGTTGGGGTGTTGTGTGGAATAGAACTGGCGCGGAAGACGGCGGTATCATCCATGCGGGTATGCTTGGAAGTTTTCTTCCAAACACAATTACAAAAATCCCATTCCATGCAGTAGAGAGAGACGGCAATGGCAAACGAATCACGGCGCTGTATCGCTTCTGGACAGACAGACCGACACAGGAACAGAGTGAGGCGGTGAAATGGGATGACTGACCGGGAGAAGGCTATCAAAGGGCTGGAACAATTCAAGGCTGACTTCAAACCGTTTTGCGGAAACAAATCAGATTGGGCAAGAGTTGATGATGCCCTTGACCTGCTGAAGGAGCAGGAATCCGAATGGCTGGAAGATTCAGACCCCGGTCAGGAGTACGGCACGACATGGGCTTGCGCCGAATGCGGGTGCAGTATTCATGAGCATACCGTTTGGAATCCGTATAGAGCCGGGTTTAAGTATTGCCCGTTCTGTGGAGATAGGATGGTGTTGAAACGGGATGACTGAAGAAGAGTTTATAGCCCACATTATATCTGAAATCTGTAATTTCGCTATTGAGAACCAGATGGAGCCAGACGACACGCTTTCTACAATTGCGGATAACATTAAAGCCCTCCTTGAAATTTCCACATTTAACGGATGGAAAAGGCGGTGAAGTGGGATGAGGCAGATTAATGCGGACAAGCTGATCGAGCACCTGAACGATATTTACCTGGGCAGCGCACCTGCGCCCGGCATGAGCGATGCGGAGCGCCAGAGTGCCATTGATTTCTGCAACGGCCTCCAGGAGGCCATGGATGTGGCAGCACAGTACGCGGCGGACTGCCGCCTGCTGACGCTGGAAGAAATCCGCGACCTGCCATGGGGAACGGTGATCTGGGAAGAGGTTCGGATCGACTGGGAGAAGATCGAAACGAAAACGCCGGAGGATAAGGTCGTGGACATCACCATCGCGCCGGTGGTGAAGAGGGGCGACCAGCTCATGGACAATAGCTGCATCACGGACATCGACAAGGACATGTTCGGAAACCCGGAGAGGGGCGACCAGCTCCGGTACTGGTCGAACTGCCCGACAGACGAGGAGAGGGAAAAAGCAAAATGGGAGACGTGACAGACCGGGCGGAGGCCCGGAGCAGATGGCGGAAAATGAACGGGGGGGGGTGAGAGCTTGGAGGAGATCGTGGTGGACAACTTCGCCGGAGGCGGCGGGGCGAGCACCGGCATAGAGATGGCCATCGGGCGAAGCGTGGACATCGCCATCAACCATGACCCTGCCGCCATCGCCATGCACCGGGCGAACCACCCCACCACCACCCACTACCAGGAGGACGTGTGGAAGGTAGACCCGAAGGAAGCCTGCGCGGGCCGCCCGGTGGCGCTGGCCTGGTTCTCCCCGGACTGCAAGCACCACTCAAGGGCCAAGGGCGGAAAACCCGTCAGCCGGAAGATACGCGCCCTGGCCTGGGTGGCGGTGAAGTGGGCGAAGGCGGCACACCCCCGCGTCATCATGCTGGAAAACGTGGAAGAGTTTCGGGACTGGGGGCGGCTGGACGAGAACGACAGACCAGACCCCAGATACAAGGGCGAAACCTTCCAGCGCTTCATCCGGCAGCTTGAGTGGAACGGCTACACCGTGGAGCACCGGCTGCTCCGCGCCTGCGACTACGGAGCGCCCACCAGCAGGAGACGGCTCTTCCTGATCGCCCGGTGCGACGGCAGGCCCATCGTCTGGCCGGAGCCGACGCACGGAGACCCGGAGGGGCTGGAAGTGCGGGCGGGGCTGAAAAAGCCGTGGGTGCCCGTGCGGGAGGTGCTGGACTTCTCCCTGCCCTGCCCGTCCATCTTCGACAGCTCGGAGGAGATCATGGAGAAGTACGGCATCCGCGCTGTGCGGCCCCTGAGCGAGAAGACCATGAAGCGGATCATGCAGGGGGTGGAGATGTACGGCGGAAAGCCGTTTCTCATCCAGTATCACGAAAGCCCGGAATTTCGCGGGCAGGACATCGAGAGGCCCATACAGACCATAGACGCATCGAACAGGTACGGCCTGTGCAGATTCCTGACGGAGTATTACAGCAGCGCGCTGAACGTGTCCGTCAACAAACCGGCCCTGACCATCACCACCCATGACCGGTTCGCCCTGGTGGAAAGCAGCGGGCAGGACATCGGGATGCGGATGCTGACGCCGCGTGAGTTGTTCGATGCGCAGGGCTTCCCCGGAGATTACATCATCGACCACGACGCGGACGGCAGGGACTACCCGCGAAGCGAACAGGTAGCGCGGTGCGGAAACGCGGTATGCCCGCCGATTCCGGCGGCGCTGGTGCGGGCAAACCTGCCGGAGCTGTGCGGAAAGGAGAATACCAATGGATAAACTCAAAATTGTCTGTGAGATGGCGAGGGCCGAAGGCACAATAGCGATGCTGTACGCCATTGTGCGGGACTACCTTCTGTCCATTGAACCCGAAAAAGGCTGCAAGCTGGACGATGTGGTGAGCGATACCATCAACGGCATGAACGCGGCCCTGGACGAGCTGATGAGGACGGAAATCGCAAAGGCGGAATAACGCATGAAAATCGGCTTGATTGACGTGGACGGGCATCGTTTTCCAAACCTTGCGCTCATGAGGATCAGCGCCTATCACAAGGCCAGGGGTGACACTGTGGAGTGGTGGCTTGGTGACCTGTTTCATTACGACATCGTGTACATGAGCAAGGTTTTCTCCGATGCTTACACCCCCGATGTGCCGGAACCAATGAACGCGGATGTGGTAGTCAAGGGCGGCACAGGCTATGCCATTTCTCTTGAGGGGGGGGGTGGAACGTTTCGACAAAAGCAAGCATAAAACCTTGCCGCCAGAGATTGAAAAGATGTTCCCGGACTACTCGATCTATCCGAAATACAAATTTGCCGTCAGTATGACCAGCCGGGGCTGCCCTCGTGGATGTAGCTTCTGCCATGTGGCGGCAAAAGAAGGACGCTGCTCTGTCAAGGTGGCCGATGTGTCAGACTTCTGGAACGGCCAGTCGGAAATCCGCATCCTCGATCCAAACATAACGGCGTGCCTTGAAAAACGCGACCTGATGAGACAGTACAGGGAAACGAACGCGCTGCTGGACTTTACTCAAGGATTAGACATCCGATGCCTGGATGAAGAGGACATTGAGGACATCAACCACATGCGATTGAAAAGACTACACTTCGCATGGGACAACCCCAAAGAAGACCTCGAAAACAGATTCCGCAATTTTGCACAAAGATTCAGAAGAAAAAGCAACATTGCCACGGTGTACTGCCTGACCAACTACAACAGCACCATGGAAGAAAACCTGCACAGGGTATATACGCTGCGCGACCTTGGATACGACCCGTATGTGATGATCTATAACAAGCCGGAAGCACCGATAGAAATCAGAGACCTTCAACGCTGGTGCAATAACAAAATCCTGTTCAAGAGCGTGAAACGCTTTGAGGATTACAAACCACACAGAAGGACAAAATGAACGGAGGCGAAGGAAGCATGGACATTGCCCTGATCTGCGCGGCTGGCCTGGGGCTGGCGGCAATCACCATCGCCGGATGGGCCAAGGCGGCCCAGCTCGGGGAGCGGGTGGAGGAGCTGGAGAAAATCGCGCACAGGCTGGAGATCACCGTGAGCGACGTGCGGCACAGCGCCACGGAGCAGCGGGCCCGGTGGGACAGCCTGTGGGAGGAAATGATGAACACCTGTGAAGACCTGGGAGAAAAGCTCAAAGAGACAGAAAGGAGGGGGCAGAAATGAAAGTGGATGAACTGATAGACATCTTGCAGCGCAAAGCGTCCATCGGGCATCTGGACGGCACCACGGAGGACGAGGTGTGGGAAGACGTTCCGGTCTATGTGGCGGAGGACGGAAAACTGAAGCCGTTGCAGATTTCTTTCCTCCAGGAATACGACGAGCAGGGCGGCTGCACAATGACCTGCGTCATCTCAAGCGTCAAGAGAAGGTGTGATGAATAACCATGCGGATGAATGAAGACCTGTTCGCACGAAGCGCCGAAGACGAAAGCCCGGAGAAGTGGGCGGACGCATCGGACGCGGAGCTGCTGGACGCCTCCCAGGCCGCCGCCCGGGAGGGCGCGACGGTGACCAGGGCCGGGGCGGTGATCCTCGCGGAGCTTATGCGGCGGTACAAAGGCCGGATCACGCCGGTCAGGCCGCAGCTGTCCAAAGGCCGGTTCTTCACGGAAACCCGGTGCGGCAAGTGCGGCCAGCCCTTCCCCACCGGGGCCATGATCCGCTATTGCCCGGAGTGCGGCACTCCGACGGAATAGGGCGCTGCCAGCGGTGAGAGAGGATCCCTGCCGGTTCAACTCCGGCCAGCGCCTCCCTTCCTCCACGCCATGCGCAGACGCGGGGGACAATCCCACACCCCGAAGGGACGCGGAAGCGGCAGTTCCCGCCGGGCGATAAAGGCCCGATGGCCAGACGGCGGAAGCGCCCGGAGAGGAACCCCTGCCGGAGACGGCAGGCACATGTTGCGGACACCCGGGAGAGACCGGGAAAACGTCGTCAATTGCAGAAAGGGCAACCAAAAAACGGGGAAAATCCACACCTCTCTCAAAACCATGGGGAAACTCTGACGGCCCGGAAAGACGGGCAAAGAGAACCGCTTTGTGGAAGAGGCGGTTCCGGCAGCCGGAAAGACGGCATGGATCAACCGGCGCGGATAAGGCGCTGGAAGGAGTGACAGCCCGGAAAGACGGGCAAGGGATGTGCCAACAAACCTGGCAGCCGGAAAGACGGCTCCCCCGCCTGAGAGCAGGCGGGGGAATACTGCGACAAAGGCGGGTGGGAAAATGCGGATCAACTGCATGAGAGAGTTGAACGCCTTCATGAGAAGATTACCTTCATCAGGGCTGAATACATCAGACGTGGCTTTATGGCTGGCGCTGTTTCATATCTTCAATGAACGCGCAGGCTATACCGCGCAGAGGTACAGCGAATTTGAAGAAATCTCCGTGGAGGAAATACTCATCTATGCCCGCATTTCGGAAGACACACTGACCCGGAGCAGGAACAGGCTCCAACAGGCCGGATGGATCAGCTTCACCCCCGGCAGACGGGGCCGGGGCCGAAACAGCGCGGCCAGGTACAGGATGAATTATCTGTACCCGGAGGAGACTGTGGAAAACCCTGTGGAAAACCTGGGGACAAAAAATGAAACCCCGCATGATGCGGGTATTCCTGCGGGTATTCCTGCGGGTATTCCTGCGGGTATTCCTGCGGGTATTCCTGCGGGCAGGATAAGAGATAGATATAGAGATACAGATACAGAACAGAGAGACACATGGGAGGAAGATGAACGTGGTGAGGATAACGCGGGCGCGGGAGCGCCCCGGCAGCCGCAGACACAGCGGGAGGCAAACATCATCGCCTCCCTGGAGCGAATCTACCTGACGGAATACCGGGAGATGTACGGTCTGGCGGAGCGGCAGGCGGAAGAGCTCGTCACCCACGACCGCTACACCCCGGAGCAGGTGGACATGGCCATGCGGGAAACCCTGAACCGCTGGCAGGCGGGCCGGGTGAGAAAGCCCATGGCCTATACGCTGAAGCTGCTGGACAGCTTCGAGCGGAACGGGGTGCGCACACAGGAGGACGCGGAAAGGTACCGGGACGCCTACCTGGAGCGGATCACCGACTGAGCCCCGGCGAGGGTGGGCGAGGCATGACAAGCCGCAGCGTGGGCATAGCTCCGATAGGCCACGGTAAAGCCAAGCTGAGACCGGCAACGGAGAGGCACCGCGTCGCCCCGCAAGGGCAAAGGGTAGCGTAGCCTCGGCAATGCGGAGATGGGCACACAGACGCACAGGAAACGCTATGCACAGACGAGCAAACGCAGATCGGGGAAATGCACCGCGTGGGCAATGCGTCGTCCCGCGCAGCCTTGGCACGGAAAAGCAATACGCTGCGTAGGCGGAGCAGAGCGGATCACTGCGTAGGCGAAGCAGAGCGAGTAAACGCTGGGCTTGGGCACGGCACTGAGGAGCGACGCCACGGCACTGCATCGAACAGCGAGGCACAGGCATGGAAAGACAATGCTGGCTATGGCATCGGTGCGCAAAGAATGCGGCGGCAGAGCCAAGCAAGGCTTGGAAACGGCAAAGCGGAGCGCGGATACGGCAGGAGAGGCGACGGCTTTGATGTGACCGGCGTGGCGGTGGCAAGGCGGGGCAAAGCGGGGCCAAGCAGGGCGCAGGCGAGGCTGGGCCAGGCGCTGCACCGGCGAAGCATCGGAGCGCAAAGAAAGCGGCGGCAGAGACAAGCAAGGCTTGGAGCAGCAAAGGAGGCGGCGGCCCGAAGAAACCTCTCTGTCACCTGCGGGTGACATCTCCCCTTTCAGGGGAGAGGGGAGCCGCCCCGAAGGGGCGGGCGAAGGTTTCCAAAGGGCTTTGCGGTCGCCCTTTGGCCGCGCCCGCAGGCGCGGGTGAAACCTCTCTGTCACCTGCGGGTGACATCTCCCCTTTCAGGGGAGAACCAAAGGAGCAAAGGAGGCGGCGGAATGGAGGACAGCCTGTCTCCGGTGGAGGTGCTGGAAAATTACAGATCGGCCATGTTCGAGCGGGAGGCCATCGAGCGGCAGATCGAGCGCATCCACCTGGAAGGCGGGCCAACAGAACTGCACGGAATCGGGAACGGGGGCAGGGGCACAAACGACCCGACAGCGGCGGCGGTACAGCGCTGGGACGGGCTGGAAGAGCGGCTGACGGCGCAGGTGGTGACGCTGATCGGGCTTGCGGAGCGTTTCTGGCAGATCGTGGACGGGCTGGAAACGGGCAAGGAGAGGACAATCATCGTCGAATACTACGCCAACGGCAAGAGCGACCAGCAGATCGCCGACATGCTGGAAAAGGACAGGCGGACGGCGTTCCGGGTGCGGCACGCCATCCTGGAAAGGCTCATGGAGGACAGCAAAACATGAACGGCAGAAAAGCGGAGTGGGACTGTTTCGGGTGCGAGAGAACCACGGGGGAATGCCTGGTGACCAACTACACCAGATGCCCGGGGCAGGCGGAATGCCCGTTCTTCAAAACCCGGCAGCAGGCGGCGGCGGATCGGGCGGCATGGGCGGAGGCCATGCGGGCCAAGCCCGCCAGCCAGCAGGAGTATATCGCGCAAAAGTATTACGGCGGCAAGATGCCATGGCAGGGGAACGAAAAAAATGACCTCTGGTGAGACAGAAGGCGGTGACGGGGATGGAGCTGACGGACGTGTGGCGGGCCACAATGGAGATGTTCCGCCCGCCGAGCAACATCAGCGTGGCGGAGTGGGCGGACAGATACCGGATGATCGCGGGCAAGAGCAACGCGGAGCCCGGCCCATGGCGGACAGACCGCGCACCCTATCAGCGGGAGATCATGAACGCGGCCACACAGAAGGGCATCCACAAGATTGTGATGATGACCTCCGCCCAGTGCGGCAAGACGGACATGACGCTGAACATGATCTGCCGGATGATCGACTGCGACCCCGGCCCCGCCCTGCTGGTGCTGCCTGCGGAGGACGACACGGAGAATTACTCCAAGGAGCGCCTGACGCCCACGCTGGAGATCACCCCGCGCCTTCGGAAAAAGATTTACGGCGGGCACCAGAGCACCATCACGAACAAAGCCTTCCCCGGCGGCTTCCTTGCCATGGCGGGCGCGAACAGCCCGGGCGGCCTGAAAAGCCGCCCGGTGCGCTACCTCTTCCTGGACGAGGTGGACGGCTACCCCATCAACAGCGGCGGCGAGGGCGACCCGGTGCGGCTGGCGGAGAAGCGCACGCAGAACTTCTTCAATCGGCTGGTGGTGATGACGAGCACGCCGAAGCTGAAGGAGACAAGCGTCATCTATCGGGAATTTCTCCGGGGCACACAGGAGGAGTGGGAAATCCGGTGCGCCCACTGCGGGGAATATTCCCCGATCAGCTTTGACGATATCCGCTTCACAAAGCACATTGTGAAGACCGGGGACGCCGACACGGAATTTCAGGTGGACAGCGTGAGCTGGAGCTGCCCGAAATGCCGGGAGGAGATGCAGGAGCATGACGTGAAGACGGCTCCGGGCCGGTGGACGGCGGGAAACCCGGAGGCGCTGGAGAAGGGCGTCCGCTCCTTCCACCTGACGGCCTTCTCCTCCCCGTGGAGCACCTGGAAGGAGCTGGTGAAGCGCTTCCTGGACGCAAAGGACGACCCCTTCCTGCTGCAAACCTTTTACAACACCGACCTGGGCCTGCCCTTCGAGCGCACATACAAGGCGGCGGACGCGGACGAGATGTACGAGCGGCGGGAGAAGTACAAGGCCGAGGTGCCAAACGGCGTGCTGGTGCTGACGATGGGCATGGACACGCAGGACAACCGCCTGGAATATGAGGTGGTGGGCTGGGGCCGGGAGGAGGAAAGCTGGGGCATCCAGCGGGGAGTGATACCGGGGCGGGCGGACGACCCGGAGACCTGGGAGCAGGTGGACGCCCTGCTGGACAGGCAGTGGGAGATGGAGAACGGGAAGACCCTGCGGATCGCCGTGACCTTCATCGACAGCGGCGGCCACTTCACCGACAGCATATACCGGGAGTGCGCCCGGCGGCTGCCGAAGCGGGTATTCCCCATCAAGGGCGCGAACAGGGACACCGGCCCCCTGGTGCGGCACACCCAGACGAAGCACGGCGGCCTGCTGATCGAGCTGAACGTGAGCGTGGGCAAGGAAGCGGTGCTCTACGCGGCGAGGGTGGACAAGCCGGGGCGGCGGTACATGCACTTCCCGGACAGCGACGAGGCGGGCTATGACGAGTATTATTTCAAGGGCCTGATCTCCGAACGGCTGGAGAAGGAACGGAAGCGGGGGCAGGATGTGCTCAGGTGGGTGAAAATCTACGAGCGCAACGAGCCTCTGGACATGCGGAACTATGCCCGGTGCGCCTTCAAGAGCGTGAAAATCAACCTGGACGACCGGGAGCGAAAGCTCTACGGGGAGACGCAGGTGCGCAGGGCAAGCACCGCCCCGGGGAAGAAAAGGCCCAAGGGCCTGATCTCCGAGGGAGTGAAGGTGTGAAACCTCTCTGTCGCCTGTGAAACCTCTCTGTCACCTGCGGGTGACATCTCCCCTTTCAGGGGAGAGGGGAACCGCCCCGAAGGGGCGGGCGAAGGTTTCCAAAGGGCGACCGCAAAGCCCTTTGGCCGCGCCCGCAGGCGCGGAACCCCGCACAGCAGGATACCCCCTCAGCAGGAGAACGCCGAAGGGGCACCGGGGGCGACCGGAAAGCCACCCGGGGAAAAGGAGATGACGAATCATGGGCCAACTGCTGCTGACCAAGAAGGAGCTGGCGGAGCTGACAGGCTACACATACCGACGCCTGTACGACATTGACAGAGACCTCCCCCAGGGGGCAAAGCTGTTTGTGCCGACAGACAGCGGAAAGTATGACGCCGCAACCTTCGTGCAAAGGTGGGTGCGCTTCAACGTGGAGCGCACGGAGGAGGCGGCAGGGGACGACCTGGAAACCATCAAGGCCAAGCATGAGGCGGTGAAGATGCAGAAGACGGAGCTGCAACTGCAAACCATGCGCGGGGAGATGGTGGAGGTGGACGCCGTGGCGGCGCTGTGGACAAACGTGGCGGCGACGGTGGCGGGGCGGCTGATGAACATGGGCCGCAGGCTGGCGGGGCGGCTGGTACACAAGGCCCGGGAAGAGGACGTGGCGGAGATCATCGACGGGGAAATCCGGGACGTGCTGACCATGATTGCGGACACCCCGATGCCGGAAGCGCCGGGGATACAGCCGGAGAAGGAAAGCGAGGAGGAGCAGTAATGGCAGAGGGATTCGCCGACCTGAGCGTGGACGTGAGCGACGCGAGAGAGGTTGCAAAACAATTCGAGCATGTGCTGGGGCGGGACAACATGAACAAGGTGCTGTACCGGGCATTCCAGCGCGTGGGCAGGAGCGCGAAGGCGAGGATCGGCGCGGAGAGCGCGAAGAAGTACGCCATCGGCAGCCGGAAGGTGCAGCAGAGCGTGCAGCGCTTCACCATGGACAGAAGCGGCGGGGTGCAGTGCATCATCCCGCTGAAGATGGTGCGCGGCGGCATCGGAAGTGACTTCAAAGTCCTGTCCAGGATGAGCGGGAAGAAGGTTGTTGCCAAGGTATACAAGCAGGGCAACAGCGAGCTGCCCATCAAGGGCAAGCGGATTCACTTCATGATCCGCAAAAACATCGGCACAAAGGACAGCCCGCATATTGTGAGCACGGGCAGGGTGCGGGTGCGCGTGCCGGGGAGCAGGAAGACCCGGATGGCCGTGGGCATTGCGGCTCCGCAGATGCCGCCCAACCTGGCCAAGGAAGGCACGCAGAAAAGCCTGGGCGAGCTGATGAAGGAGCGCGTGGAGCACGAAATCGAGTACGAGCTTTCAAAGCTGAACAGGTGAGAGATTGCAAGCTGATTGCAAGTTTGTGACAAGTTTCAGCAAGTTTCCGGCAAGTTTCCTGCCTGATGTCATTGAATGTCACAGGCGGGGTATGTTAGGATGGTAGTGAGCAAAAGGCGGGCGCGGAAAGCGTCTGCCTTTTTTAACGGAGGTGAAGGCCGGGTGTCGTACAGGGACATATATACCTTGGAGGAAGCGCGGGAAATGCTGGCCCTGTGGAAGGCTGCGGAGCGGGCGCTGGCATCCGGCCAGGTGAAGGAATACACCATCGGCACCAGAACGCTGAAGATGATCGACATGAAGGAGATCGAGGCGCAGATCGTCAAATATGCCAACATTGTGAGCGCATACGAGAACGACAAGCGCACCAGCCGGACGGTGAGGGTGGTATACAGAGATTTGTAAATGGCCGGAAGGCCGAAGGGGTGCAGGTGAAACCTCTCTGCCGCCTGCGGGCGGCATCTCCCCTTTCAGGGGAGAACCGAAGGGGTGCAGGGGGCGACCGGAAAGCCCCCTGCAAAACCTCTCTGCCGCCTGCGGGCGGCATCTCCCCTTTCAGGGGAG